GAGAACATGCCCAAGGAGCTACTGATGCCGTGGTACACGGCCAACATTGAGGGCAACCGGAACAGCATGGACACGATGCTTGAGGCGTTGAAGGCCGCGCTCGCGGCGAAGGAGACGCCGTGAAGAAGCAGACGTTCAAGGCGTATGCCGTGGTGTCGCGGCGCGGCTGGTTGCATCGCCAAGTAGGTGACTTGGGGCGGCTGCTGTTCGATCGGCTCGGAGATGCGAAGTGCTGGATCAAAGTAGACGGCGACTGCATCCAGAAGGTTCGCGTCACCGTCGAGCCGATCAAGCCCAAGCGGGCGAGGGGGAAGAAGTGAGAAATCCAATCTGGCCGATGTGGCCTTGCGCATGCTGTCATGCGGCAGCGACGCATCGAGACGAAGCCGGCAACGCTCGGTGCGAGGAGCACCGTCTGTCCGAAGACATCGACAGGATGGACGCCGAACGGTTGCGGCAACTGGTCCGCAACCTGAAAGCCGATCTTCAAATCGCCGCGACCCGCAGTGATCGGGAAAGCAGTCTGCAAACCAAGCTCGACGCTCTGCGTGAAGAGCACCGCCGCTTGCGCGCAGCCCACTACAAGTTGCTGGACAAGAACCCGTACCCGAACGAAGAGTGCAAGAACTGTCTGTGCAACATGCGAAGCGGCTGCGAACTTGCACAAGAATGGAACCGCAAAAAGGCAGGAACGTGATCACCGAAAAACTCCCGTCGCCGATGCGGCTGTCGGCCCTCAGTTCGTTCCCTGAGAACGCGCGCATTGGCGAGGTCCGAGCCATGGCTCGTTGGATCCACGAGCAGCTGGAAGCCCGCGCGCGCAGCACCGATCCCGACACGTCGCACGAGGCCGCGCGGTCGATCGGTTCGCTGCGCCTCAACGAAGTGCGCGAGGCGATCCTTGCACTGCTGCGCGTCCGCCCGCTTGCTGATTGGATGCTGGTCGAGTTCTACTCGATGGACGCCAGCCTCCCGAAGCAGTCGCCGCAGTCGATCCGCAGTCGCCGTGCGGATCTCGTGCGCATGGGCTTGGTCGAGGAGGACGGCACTGCGCCGCACCCAGAGACCGGACGCCGGCATACGTTGTGGCGCGCGACGCCAGCAGGCGCATCGGGACACTGCTGACCGATCGCTGGCAAACGTCAGTCGGCCGAGAGCCACGCCGAGGCGCGATCGATCAGGCCGGCGAGTCGATCAGCCGCCTCGGGGTCGACGTCGTCGACCGCCGGCAGGCACGAGAGCGCGTCGAGCGTCCACTCGTTCGCCTCCTCTTGCGTCGGCAGGCGATCGAGCAGCGCCTGCTCGCGCTGCCGCGCCGCCGCCGCCATCTCGGCCCAGACCTCGGCGCTGCGTCTCCATCCTGCCGTGACCTGCCGCTCGCCGTTCTGCCGGCGGGCCAGCAGTTCGCGCAGCGCGTCCAGCAGTTCGGTGCCTGACGCGCTCCACTCGGCGCGCGGCTTTGCCAGCGTCTCGATCCAGCCGCGCAGGCGAGCCGACGGGATCACGGCTCGATCGCGACGGTGCCGCCGTCCTGCGCCACGCCACGGCCCGACCACGGCATGCGGCGGTCGCGGTCTGCGGCCCGCCGGTCGGACAGTTCGACCGCCATCGCCAGCACATCGCCACCTGCGAGGTACGAGGTCGGCAGTGGTGCCGACCGGATCCACTCGCTCAGTCGCTCGTCGCTGATCCTGTGCATGCCTCCAGCGTAGCCAGCTGCGACCGCAGCGCCACCTGCTGCGCTCGCAGGTCTTCCCGTTCCCACGACATCGACGACCGCCAGAGCCGCTCGTCGAGCGTCAGCAGGGTACGGCGGATCGACTCGGCCTGTAGCAGCCGCAGGCGCGTCAGCTTGGCCGGACTGGCGGGAGCGCACGTCAGCAGGCACAGGCCCCCCAGGGTCAGTCGTCGGTACTTCGCGCCGCACGCCGAGCAGACGCCGAACGCGGTCGGGCGCTGCCGAGCGCGACGACGCTCGTCTGACTCGCGCCGGCATTGCAGGCAGCGGCGGGTGCTGTCGCGCGGGCCGACATGTCCGTTCTTGCACGGCTTCACGGCCTCCATGCGCGCACCTCTCGATAGTAGCACGGCGACTCCTCTGAGGCGCGTTCGATGGCCTCGACGCAGCGCCATCCGTCGGCGAGCGCTGCCTCGCGCGTCCGGCGCATCGGGGTGCTGTGCAGCAGTCTGCCGTCGTAGCGGACGCGCGCGACGAACGCCGCGTGCAGCGGCGCGACGTCGACGTGCCAGGGGCCGGAGCGGTCATCCATCGATCGGCTCCTGCGGCTCCGTCGCCCAGTCGATGTACCCGTCGACGTGCGCGACGGCGGCCTTCGCGACCTGCCGGCGCTGGTCGGACGACGTCGCGAAGCCGTCGTGGGCGAACACGCCGTCGGCCGCAGGGCGCGGCAGCCAGCTGCCGTCGCGCACGACGAGGCGACCGGCCACGGTGTAGGCGCGGCCGTCGAGGCGCGCGGTGGCGACCCAGGCGGTGCCGAGGGAGATCTCGGGGTCGCCGTCGAGTTGGAAGTCGATGATCTCTGCGAGGTGTGCTGCGGTGTTCATGGGTGCGGATAGTACTGATCGGTCGGAGGATTGCAAGCCCCGGCAGCAGGCGCACCGGGGCAGGTCGGTCGGTTACGCCGGCTTCGCCCGCGTGATCACCGTCTGCTTGCGGTCGCGGTAGAGCGCGTGGCCCTTCACCGTCGCGACCACGGTCAGGTCGGCGTCGGCGACGACCCAGGCCGGCACGCGGCTGGCCCACCAGACGACCGCGTTGCCGGCGGCGTCGCCGAACACGACGCGGTAGGTCGTGCCGTACTGCGACTGGTGCGCAGTCGGCTCCTGCCGCAGGCGCACCGTGACCGTCAGCTTCTGCCCGACCGTACCGAGCCAGTCGTTCGCGAGCGGCTCGCGCTCGACCTGCGGCTGCGTCGCGCGACGGTAGGCCGGCAGCAGCGAGCAGGCGAGGCCGAGTTCGCGGTGCGAGATCGCCTCGGTCCGCGCGATGGCGCGCAGGTTGCGCGCGTACTCCGAGTCCTCGGTCGACGCGGTCGCCCAGGACAGTGCGGCGGCGACCTCGGCGCGCAGCGCGTCGGTCAGGGCCGGCTCGATCGCCGCGTGCAGGCGCTCGGCCTGCTCGCCGCGCGCGAACAGCAGGTCGGCGACGTGGTCGCTGGTCGCCGACGTGCCGCGCTCCTGCGAGGTCTTGCGCGACGTCCAGCCGTGCAGCGCGATGCTCGCGCCGGCCAGCAGCACGACGCGCTCGGTTAGCAGGACGTACTGGTCGCGACCCTCGCCGCCGCCGCCGCCGAACTCGGCCGACCAGTCGCGCGTGACGTAGGTCAGCAGCGCGTCGCCCGTCAGGCCCTTGTGGCCCAAGAAGTCAGCGAGGCACGACCGGCCGATGTGCTGCACGCGGCCGTCGTCGTCAGCGACGACGAACGTCTCGGCGCGGCGGCGCTGCGTCTGGCAGTGGTCGCAGGTGCGGCCGTGCTCGCGCACGCCGGCCGGCACGTCGACGCCGGGGACGCTGCGCACGACCGGCTCGGCCAGCCGGTGGTCGACGACCGCCGCCAGCGTCCAGCCGCCCGGCAGGCGCGGCGCGACGCCGCTGATCGTGACGTCGCAGACCTGGACCAGCACGCCGTCGCGGACGTTGCCCGCGCCGAGCGTGACACCCGCGCGCTCCAGGCGCACCGGGCCGACCTCGCAGGTCAGGTCGTAGGTCAGGCCGCGAGCGGCAGCCGTCTCGCGCGCTTCCGCGACGGCGGCGAGCAGGGCGGGGACGCGGGCGGCGAGGACGGCGAAGGAGCGGACGTCGGCAGTGATGGCGTTCATGGGTTGGCGATCGTACCGACCGGGGCGAGGAGCGCAATACCCTCGCCGCCGGTCTGTGTCATCCGAACACTCGCAGCGCGGCGAGCACCGCCAGCAGCGCCCCGACGACCGACAGCCACGCCAGCGTGTCGCGCACGGCGTCGTCGCCACTGCGGCCTTGGCCGCCGAGGACGAGGGGCGGCCTCACTGCTCGCCCCCAATGTCCGCGCCGCCGCGCCGGCAGACGACGTAGTCGGTCGGGTCGCCGCCGAGCGCCGCAGCCAGCGCGTGGATCTCGGCCTCGGCGTCGTCGGCCGAGGCGAACACGTTGCCGTCGTAGCCGACGGCGTGCTCGTCGTCGGGTGCTGCGGCCGGTGCGATGTAGTAGGTGCCAGTCGCGTGCGCCACGGTCAGACCTCCTCGCACAGCGAGATCACGGCATCGGCCTGCACGCCCGTCTCGTCGGCGTCGGCGGCCTCTTGGTTGACGTAGCAGTAGGTGCCGTCCTCGCACTCGACGGCGACGATGTCCGCGCCCAGTTCGAGGCGCGCGATGTGCAGCGCGTCGACGCGACCGAGGCGCGTCTGGACGCACTCGCCGACGACCTCGTAGCCGTAGCGCTGCCGCCAGCCGCTCGCGCGGTGGCCGAGCCAGACGCGATAGACCGGCGCGTCGACGACGTACAGCCATGCGACGGCGGCGTCGTCGACGTCCGTCGAGTAGTTGCCGATGACGCCCAGGGCGAGCAGGTCGCGGCAGATCTGGTACGCCGTCGGCGTGGGGATCGCGCGGTCGGCGACGAGGCCATGCGCGGTGTCGTCGTCGGAGCGCCAGCTCAGCGTGAGGTCGTGCGCGTCGAGGACGGAGGAGAGGAGGTCGCGGGTCGTGGTCATGTTCGTGTTTTCGTTTGGTGTTGAGGTTGCCGCCCCCGAAGGGGCGGCGGGGGTGGGTCAGTTGGTGGAGGAGATCTGCTTCGCGATGTAGCGCAGCACGCGGCGCTCGTCGCTGTCGATCGAGTCCCACGGGTAGTCGATCGTGTCGCGCAGCGACGTCACGACCCACTCGCACACCGCAGCGTAGTTGCGCGACTCCAGGCGCAGGTCTGCAAGCACGTCAGCCACGCGCTGCTTCAGGTCGTTGGCGCTGCGGCAGTTGATGCCGTGGGCGATGGCGCACAGCAGGGCCTGCGCCTCCTGGCCGAGGCAGTCGCTGTCCACCGGCTCGCCGTCGATGTCCAGGTGCCGGGCCGCGACGTCGTCGCGGTCGTCATCACCACCGAGGCAGGCGAGGTATCCGGCCTCCTTGCAAGCCGACGTCGCCGTCTTGGCCCAGTGCTCGTCGAGGCTGGTCGGCGCGAACGCCGACTTGCGCGGCTTCAGCACCGGCTTGCGCAGCCGGCTGGCACGCTGGCCGGCGACCTCGGCTGCGGTGAAGGTCTTGAGGGTCGAGAGGCAAAAATAGAAGGACTCGGACATCGTCAGGTCTCCAGATGGAGGTCAGGGGCCGCCAGCGCGCAGTGCGCCAGCGGCATGTGGGTACAGTAGCGTCGGTGCGGATCGCGTCAATGGGTGCGGATCGGATTATTCGGCCTCGTGTGTCATACGAGGTCGGCGACGAGGTCGTGGATGCGAGACGTGTCCCACTGCTCCTCGCAGTGAAGGCACAGGTAGTTCGCGTGCCCCCCCGACTCGATCGAGTCGGTGTGACCGCAAAACGGGCAGAGTTCGCCCGCGAGCGCGCGGGCGTAGACGACGAGGATCTTGGACTTGTCCATGGCGTGTTGGGTTGGGGGTGGCGGATCAGCGGTGGATCTTGGAGGTGTCGCAGTTGGCCGGCAGTTCGTGCGGGCCTTCGATGATGCAGACCCACCCGCGCTTGGTCCAAGCGCGCGTCGCGTCCCGCACGCCGTCGAGCGTCCAGTAGAGGTCATACGCCGTCAGGAGCGTCTGGAACGGGATGTCCTCGCCGTTGCCGGTCACGAGGCTGCGGTCGAGGCTGTAGTAGGTGAGGTGGGTGTTCATGGTCGTGTTGGGTTGGAGGTGATCAGGCGGTGAACCGCCCTTCGGCCTCGGCGACGAGGGCATCCGTGTCCTCGGTGTCGAGCGGGAGGCCCCCCAGCGTCTCGGTGTAGCCCGACAGCAGATACCGGGTGATGAGTTCGCCGCCGCCGCCAGCGCGCAGCGCCCGCAGCAGCGAGTTGAGGTTGCGGCCCGCCAAGCGCGTCAGCTTGCCCGACTCGTGACGAAGGAAGAGGCAGTGGGTGTTGGTGCTCATGGGTGCGGAACGTATCGACCGTCGCCGATCGCGTCAACAGTGCGATCTCCAAAAAAGCGAGAAATCTCGCCGCCCCTTGTGTCATCCGCAGGAGCGGGCAAGATCACCCCATGGCCCTACCCAGTCGCAACGCGGCCGGCGCGGCGCGCGCCATGCCGTCGCGCGATCCCGTCGTGGAGGATCTGCGGCACGTCGTCGAGGAGATCCGCAGGATCGACCCGACCGTCGACGCCATCCAGGACCAGACGCCCGTCTGGCTGTCGACGATCGACCTGTCCGGTCGCTACGGCCGCGCGGCGATCGGCACCGGCCTGACCTACACCGACGGCACGCTGTCCGTCACGGGCGGCGGCGGCGGCGGCCTGCTCCAGTGGGCCGGCGAGTGGGGCGGCACCGTGCCGGCCGGCGTGTTCCTCACGCCGACCCAGGGAGCGTGGTCGTGACGGACTACCTGCGCGGACAGGTCGTCGAGCACCTCGGCAGCAGCTACGTCGCGCTCGTCGACCACACCAGCGGCTCCGTCTCCGAGCCGGGCGTCGGCGCGCAGTGGACGCTGCACTGGGATCTCGTCGTGCGCGGCCTCGGCGACGGCGACCGTGGGGACATCACCGTCGCCAGCAGCGCGACGTCGCTCACGATCGACGCGGGCGCGGTCACGAGCGCGAAGCTCGGCGGCGACGTCACCACCGCCGGCAAGACGCTGCTGACCGCAGCGGACGCCGCAGCACAGCGCACAGCGCTCGGCCTCGGCGCGCTCGCCACGCTGTCCCAGGCGCAGTGGAGCGACATCGTCGACGTCACCTCGCATCACCTGATCGGTCGCCACAGCGGCAGCGCCGGCCCAGCGCAGGAGGTCACCGTCGGTCACGGTGTCGAGTTCAGCGGTAGCGGCATCCGGCGTAGCCAGCTGCTCGGCGACGTCGAGGCCGCAGCAGGCAGCAGCACCACGACGATCGCGAGCGGCGCGGTCACGCTCGCGAAGCTCGCCAACCTCGCCACCGACACGCTGATCGGTCGCCAGTCTCCGAGCACCGGAGTGCCCGAGACGATCGCCTGCACGCAGGCGGGCCGCGACCTGCTCGACGACGCCAGCGCAGCCGCGCAGCGCACGACGCTCGGCCTCGGCAACGCGGCGACGCTGACCATCACCAGCGGCACCGCAGCGCCAACCGGCGGCGCTGACGGCGACATCTACCTCCAGTACGTCTAGCCCATGCTGCTGACGCTGCTCGCACCTGCCGCAGCGCCGCCGACGGGCACGATCGTCTGGCTGCGCGTCAGCGGCACCTGGAAGACCACGACGCCTTACACCCGCATCGCAGGGACGTGGCGCGTCGCCACGCCCTTCATCCGCATCGCAGGCACCTGGAGATGACCACGCACACCACCACCACCACGCGCACGCGCCTCGTCGCCGTCGACGAGCGCGGCTACCGAGTCGGCGCGACGCACCACAACTCGACGATCCCCGACGCCGTTGTTCGCGCCGTGCGCGACGCGCACGAGAACGAGTTACGCAGTTACGGCTGGATCGCGCGTCACATGGGTCTGCTCAAGTCGACCGTCGCCAAGATCTGCCGGTACGAGCGCCGCGCAGCGCTGCCATCCTCATGGCGTCGAGTCGCAGGAGGCGAGCCGTGACACGCAAGCCGACCTACGACCCGAACGACTACTACGACGAGATCGTCGAGTGGCTCGCCGCCGGCAAGACCCTGGCGAGCTACGCGAGGCAGCCGGGCAAGCCGTCCGTGATGCGGATCTACACCTGGAGGTCGCAGGATCAGGACTTCGCGGTACGCTTCGCGCGCGCGCGCGAGGCAGGCTTCGACGTGATGGCTGACGAGCTTGAAGCCATCGCCGAGGAGCCGAGCGATCACCCCGACGACGTCGCGCACCGCAAGTTGCGCGTCTGGACGCGGCTCCAGCTGCTGGCGCGGTGGTCGCCGAGGTACAGCGAGCGCAGCACGGTGCAGGTGGGCGGCGATCCTGCCGGCGTGCCGATCCAGATCGACGACGCCGAGCGCGCGCGGCGCGTCGACAGCCTGCTGGCCGTCGCCACGGCGCGGCTGGCTGCGCAGGATGCCGAGCAGCAAGCAGCAAAGGGAGACCCGTAGCCAATGCGCGCGTCGATCTGTCGGAGAATCTGGGAATCTTCCGCAGCTGATCCTGCCGGCGGCGGCTTGCCGGCCCGCGCGCGTCGGGCATGCTGCGCGCGTCACACCGAGGGGCCGGCAGCCGCTGCGCCCTCCCACGCCCAGTCGACGTTTCCCGGTGTTCATGCTTCCGTCGACGCCGGCTGCCGCGCCCCTCACTCTCCCGCATGACGCGCGCGCCCACAGCGGCGGCGCTCGCCATGCTCACCGACGAGGAACGAGCCGAACTCGATCGGCTGCTGGCTGCTGACCCCAGGCCGTGGCACCCGCTGCCGGGGCCGCAGACGTTGGCGCTGGAGTCGCCGGCCACGGTCGTCGGCTTCGGTGGCGCTGCCGGCGGGGGCAAGACCGACCTCGCCATCGGCCTCGCCATCACGAGGCACCTGCGCACGGGCTTGTTTCGCCAGAACGGCACCGAACTCCAGGGCGTCGTCGACCGCATCGGCGACGTGCTCGGCAGCCGCGATGGGTACAACGGCAGCGACCGCATCTGGCGGTTCCGCCGCTGGGACGGCCGCGACGCGCAGGTCGAGCTTGGCTCGTTCCCCGCGCCCGGCGACGTCCGCAAGTACCAGGGAAGGCCGCACGACCTGCTGATCTTCGACGAGGCGTCGAACATGCGGCAGGAGGACGTGCGGTTCTTGATGGGCTGGCTGCGCACGACCGAGGCGAACCAGCGGTGCCGCGTGCTGCTGACGTTCAACCCGCCGACCAGCGCCGAGGGCCGGTGGGTCGTCGCCTACTTCGCCCCGTGGCTCGACCGCACGCACCCGAGGCCGGCGAAGCCCGGCGAGATCCGCTGGTTCGCCGTGGTGGACGGCAAGGAGATCGAGGTCGACGGGCCGGCGCAGATCGAGCACAACGGCCAGCGCATCACTCCGCAGTCGAGGACGTTCGTGCCGTCGCGCGTGACCGACAACCCGTACCTCATGGCGACCGGCTACACCGCGACGCTCGACGCGCTGCCGGAGCCGCTGCGGTCGCAGATGCGGTACGGTGACTTCTCCGCCGGCATCGAAGACGACCCCTGGCAGGTGATCCCCACAGCCTGGGTCGAGGCGGCACAGGCTCGCTGGCTGCGTCCTGGCACGCTGCCGCCGATGGACTCGGTGGGCGTGGACGTGGCGCGCGGCGGCCGTGACTCGACCGTGATCGCGCGCCGGCACGGCTGGTGGTTCGACATGTTGATCCGGTTGCCCGGCTCGCAGACGCCTGATGGCGCAGCCGTGGCTGGGCAGGTCGTCGCAGCGCAGCGCGACCGTGCCGTCGTCCACATCGACGTGATCGGCGTCGGCGCGTCGCCGTTCGACATCCTGCGCGACGCTGGAGTGCAGGTCGTCGGTGTCAACGTCGCCGAGGCGGCGGTGGCGATGGACGCCAGTGGCCGGCTGCGCTTCGCCAACCTGCGCAGCGAACTGTGGTGGCGCATGCGCGAGGCGCTCGACCCCAAGGCGAACAACGGGATCGCGCTGCCGCCCGACCCGATGCTGCTCGCCGACCTGTGCGCTCCGACCTGGAAGCTGCAAGGCCAGACGCTGAAGGTCGCCAGCCGCGAGGAGATCTACGAGCGGATCGGCCGCAGCCCCGACTCGGCGTCGGCCCTGATCCTCGCCTGCATGGAGACGCCGAAGCGCCACGTCCTTCACGACCTCGGCATCCCGAGGCGCGGCAGCGTGGCCGACTACGACCCGTACCGGGGGCTGTAGTGCCCGTACCGACGCGCCCGGCCTGACACTGCCCCCATGCCAGCTTTCCCAACCGTGCCGCAGGGTCCGTCGACGTTCAGCATTGCCGTGCCAGTGACGCGAAGCGACACGGTCGACCTCCCGATCCCCGCTGCTGCGCTGTTCGTGGCTGTCGCTGGCACGGTGTCGGTGATCAACACCGACGGCACGACGCTGGACACCACCGGATCGCTGACAGCTGGGACCATCCTGCCGTTCCGCGCGCAGCGGGTGCGACTCACCGGCACCTCTGCCACCGTCTACGCCCTCTACTGATGCACGCCGCAGCCGCCACGAAGATCGAACTCACGACGATCGAGACGATCGAGCGCGAAGGCGGAAGCCTGCTCGCCGAGCACTACGACGAGATCGCGAAGCACAAGGACGTGATGGTGCTGCATCCACGCTGGGACGTGTACCAGCAGGCACAGCGAGCGGGCCATCTGTTCTGCCTCGCCGCGTTCGTCGACGACGTGATGGTCGGGTACTCGGTGACGTTCGTCACGCAGCACCTGCACTACGGGCTGATGACCTACGCGCAGAACGACGTGCTGTTCGTGTCGCCGCCGCATCGAAGCACGGCGAACGGCCGACTCGGCGTGCGGCTGATCCACGAGACCGAGGTCGAAGCGAAGGAGCGCGGCGCGCAGCTGATGCTGTGGCACGCGAAGGAGCACAGCAAGCTGTCGCTGCTGCTGGGCGGTCGAGGCAAGTACGCGGTGCAGGACATCATCTACAGCAGGAAGCTCTGATGGCGATCACGATGGCAGTCGCTGCTGTAGTCGGAACGGGCTACAGCATCTACTCAGGCGAGCGCGGCATGGACATGCAGAAGAAGGCCGTGAAGCGACAGCAGCTGGCCCAGCAGAACGCCGAGGCCAGAGCCATGTCGCAGGAGCGTCGCGGCATGATGGAGACCAACCGCGCGCGATCGAAGCGAGCCAACGTCGAGACGCTGCTGGCCGCGCAGAACACTGGCGGCAACCCGACGATGCTGACCGGTCCAGGCGGCGTCGGCAAGTCGACCATGCTTGGGGAGTGACATGCAGAACCGCCACCAGCTACGCACCGATCGTCAGAACCGTTGGTCGTCGCTGAAGAGCGAGCGAGCAAGCTGGAAGGCGCACTGGCAGGAGATCACGACGTACCTGCTGCCGCGCAACGGTCGGTACTTCGTCGAGGACCGCAACCGAGGCGAGCGCCGGCACAACGCCATCTACGACTCCACGGCGACGCGAGCGCTGCGCGTGCTCGGTGCCGGCATGATGGCTGGCGCGACGTCGCCGGCACGGCCGTGGTTCAAGCTCGCGACGGCGGACCCCGAACTGAACAAGTACGACCCTGTCGAGCGCTGGCTGTTCGACATGACGCGGCGCATGCAGACGGTGTTCCAGCGGTCGAACACCTACCGCACGCTGCACGGTGGCTACGAGGAACTCGGCGCGTTCGGGACGGCGTGCAGCCTGCTGCTGCCGCATCGCGAGCGCATCCTGCACCACTACCCGATGACGGCTGGCGAGTACGCCATCGCGACGGACTACGACGGCGTGGTCAACACGATGTACCGCGAGTTCCAGTTGACGGTCGCGCAGCTGGTCAGCGAGTTCGGGTACGAGAACTGCACGCTCTCGACGCGGAGCCAGTGGGACAACGGCAACCTCGACGCATGGGTGACGGTGATCCACGCGATCGAGCCGCGCGCGGATCGCGACACGTCGAAGCACGACAAGCTGAACATGCCGTGGTCCTCGTGCTACTTTGAGCAGGGTAGCGACCCTGGCCTGTACCTGCGCGAAGGTGGCTACAACCGCTTCCCGGTGCTCGCCCCTCGGTGGGCGGTTGCCGGCGGCGACGTGTACGGCCACGGCCCCGGCATGGAGGCGCTCGGCGACATCCGGCAGTTGCAGCACGAGCAGCTGCGCAAGGCACAGGCGATCGACTACCAGACGAAGCCGCCGTTGCAGGCTCCGACCTCGATGAAGTCGCGCGAAATCGAGACGCTGCCGGGCGGTGTCACGTTCGTCGACGCAGCGAGTCCGCAGGCCGGCATCCGTCCGGCGTGGGAGGTGGGCCTGAGCCTCGACCACATGCTGGCGGACATCCAGGACGTGCGGCAGCGCATCCAGTCGAACTTCTACGCCGACCTGTTCCTGATGCTGGCGAACGCGACCGACACGCGCATGACGGCGACGGAGGTCGCGCAGCGGCACGAGGAGAAGCTGCTGATGCTGGGGCCTGTGCTTGATCGGCTGCACAGCGAGTTGCTGGACCCGCTGATCGAACTCACGTTCGACTACATGCTGGAGTCTGGGCAGGTGCCGCCGATCCCCGAGGAGTTGTCGGGCATGGACCTGAACATCGAGTTCGTCAGCATGCTGGCGCAGGCGCAGCAGGCGATCGGCACGAACAGCATCGACCGCTTCACGGTCAGCCTCGGCGCGGTCGCGCAGATGAAGCCCGACGTGCTCGACAAGTTCGACGCGGATCAGTGGGCCGATGCGTACTCGCAGATGCTGGGCCTGGACCCGCACATCATCGTGCCGAGCGAGCAGGT